ACGGGACGAATGGGGAATACAAGGAAAAAAGTTTTGTACTCCCCCATGGGCTACTACTGTGCGTTGTACAACTATACAGTGTTGTCACAACTGCATGGAACAACACTGGTAAAAATTACCTGTTGACATTGTACCACATCGGTGATATAATATAGACAATGAAAGAGGGAACAACCTAGAACAACCGGAAACGCAAACAGTAAGACGAAAACGGAAGTTCAAAGAAAACCCTTGACAAACAACAAAAAATGTGATACAATATAGGTGGAAAGAAACCACAAGATAAACATTGAGGAGATGTTCTTATGAAAAAGACTGTTAAGATTGAAATGTACCTTGACTGCACCAACGAATGGGGTGACCGCCGCTGGAATTATGTGTGCTCTGTGTGGGGTGACCACATTGAGTTTGACAGTTCCAGCTGGTATTTGCGTGATGCTGAAAACAGGCTGGTTTGTTGCGGTAACTTGAGTGAACTTCATGGTGCTGGTAGTTATGAGTTTGGTGTGAAGTTTATGAACGTTGTTTGCTACTGATATCCACAGGCCGGAACTCTCAACCCTGTTGAGGGTTCTAACGTGGGGATATCCACGAACACAAAATAAGTATCATTGAGGAGATGTGCTATTATGACTACTATGAATTACCATCTGCGTTCCATGCCTAGTGCCCAAACCCATGTTGAGTTTGTGCATGATAATTGCAATGTGCTGGTTTCCATTCGTCTGGTTAGCTATCGTACGCCTATTCTTGAGATTGACCGGGTGGAAAAAGACGGTGAGTTTGTATGGGTAACTAATGTGGTGTTTAATCCTGCATACAGCCGCACCACAGCCCGGCACGTCAACCGGTTCACGCATGAACTGTTTGGATGCAACTATTACTTTGAATGTAAAGAAGCGTGGGCGAATGAGTCCCCGTTGGCAGAGGTGCTTTACAATAATGCCATTATGGACTTCTGGAATGAGTACCAGCAGTATGGCAAACACTTCAACTACTAAGTCGAAACACCGGTTTTCCGGTGTCCGCACAAGCCAAAATACATTGTAGAGGTGTAGTATTATGAAAATGAAAAAGTATTATCCGATTCTCAAGTCCCGTGCTGAATACTGGTTCAGTGATGTTTTCAATCGTCAGCGGTGGGCCGAATACGTTACGGCTGTTCGGGAGTCCGGTGAATACAGTGATATTTACGTCCGGTTGGCGTGGGATATGGCAAGGATGTTTACAACGGCTGAGGAACGTTGTGGTTGGATTGATGATTGCAGTGCCAATGATAAAGCCTTTACCACGCTTGCTAAGAAAGTTGGTATGGATGTTGGTTATTTCTAATAGTAATTCCTAGGCCGGTATCCTGTACCGCTGTACAGGGTACTAACGTGGGAACTACCACGAGAAAGTGAGGGCATGAAAAATGTCTATGTATCATTTCCAGTGTATCGCACCTATTTTAGCGGCTGTTGCTGTATGCTTTGGCCTGTACCTGTATGCTATGTTGAAGGGGTGGTTGTAATGATTCGACTGTATCTCAAGAGCTACAAACCTGCTGAGCTGGTTCAGCTCTACAATGCGCTGTCGCTTGCTCGTACTATGGTCAAGGCTGATGTTCTGCCAAACACGGCAAAGGACTTGGACGAAGTATTACAGTACATATCTGGGTACATGGATGCAAAGGGGGATTATGCAAAATGAGTGCACGCCTTAATGGTTCACAGCTGGCCCACCGGGTATACAAGTACCTGCTGACCCAGTATTCTGCTGAGCAGTTGCAGAACACTTATTATACCATGGATACCCGGGTATTTGCTGAGCCTGATGTGGCGTTCTACCCGGATATTGAGAATCGGTTCAAATCGCCCACAGACGCTATGAACTACCTATTGGAAGAGGGGTTGCCCATCTGGTTGGTGAAGTCTGGTTCTAATTACCCGTTGGAACACTTCACCTATCGAAAAGCCGAATTACTGTTTGACCTGTAATTTCTAGGCCGGTATCCTGTACTACGGTACAGGGTACTAACGTGGAAATTACCACGAGAAAGGAGTGTTGAAAACTATGTTGAAACTGTTAAAAGTACCGCCTTAGTTGGGAATACCCGATTGTTAAATTTTTGACAATCTTATCGAAAAGTCCCATAATTCGGACGTATAAAATCTCTATCCCGAACGCAACAAATGTCCATGTTAATCTGTACCTAGATATGGTACAATAAGTGTGGGAGATAACTTCCATCTCCTAATTTAGACGCTTCAACACAACACAAAACAAAGGAGTATTCATCATGCGTAAGTATTCTATCACCCGCCGTTCTATCGTCACCACTGCTACCGTCAAGGCCGTCAACCTGAACACCTTTGAGGTGGTTGATATGACTGCCACTCTTGAGGGTGCATTCGCTGACAACTCTGCCGCACTCAAGGCCGTTCAGAAGGTCTGGGAAAATGACGAGTTCAACCCCGTTGCCGTTACCAGCCTGTCTTGCAAGGTCAAGACTTATGGTATGACCGCCAGCCAGTGGTTTGCCAACGCCGATGTTATCGATGAAACCGATATCACCCCCGAGGAAGCGGCTCAGTTCGGCAAGCGTCAGAAGAAGTCTGACGAGAACGCACAGTAAGTCTATCCGTTCAACAAACACATAACAAGTAAGGAGTATCACTATGAATATCATCAACAAGTCCGCTAACGTTGCATCTTCCTTTGACCTTTACAAGCTGGTTCAGTCCCCTGAGCGCAAGAAGATGACCGAAATCAAGGGCCAGAACATCACGCTTGACAAGTGGGTTCTGTACACTGAGCCTGACAAGGACGGCAAGGAGATGAAACTGCTGGCACTGACCACCGCTGACGGCTCTGCCTACTGCACCAACTCTGCAACGTTCTGCCGCTCCTTTGAGAGCGCTGTCGCAATGTTCGCCCAGTTCGGCGAAGAGTTCCACGAGATTCAGGTAACCACCGGCACGTCCAAGAACGGTCGTGATTATATCGACTGTGTTGTGGTCGGCTAATCACCAGCACGAATAACAACTAATTAAGAAGAAAGGCGAAGTTCTTCTTAAATAAAATCACTTACAGTATCCCGGCTGGTGGCCAATTCACTGGCCGGGATTCTTTTATAAAGGAGATGAACAAATTATGAATCATCGCCAACAAGTAGCCGCTATGCACGCAAGAGAGCTGGCAAAGGCCAAACAGCAGTTGTTGCTCAAGGTGAATCAGTATATTCAGGAAGTGCGGGCAGAGGATGGTACAGCAGAGGTTACGCCACAGGTACAGCGCTTGATTGAGCTGGATAAATATAGATTGCGTGATGTGCAGAGAATGCGGCAGATTGCAAGTGACCCACAAAAAGTTAAAGAGTATGTGTATGCTGAGAATGCACAAGGGCAAGTGATTAGTGGCGAAAAAGCTATAAAGCGTTATCAGTCTTATCGGCATTCCGGCATTGCCAAACCAGCTGACCAGTTCAAAAAGAGTGTTGAAACCGTAATTGATACTGTTAAAGAGATGTTTGTTGATATGAACGCATACAACGAGTTTGCCCGTAAGTTGAATGCTCTTGTTAATCAAGACATTAACGAACCTACTGAAGAGGAATGGTTTGTAACACACGGCGCATATTTAGCACGGTTGAAGAATACCAAGGAGATTGAAGCATCCAAGAAATGGTTCATGTACCTCAATCGAGAAAACACCAGAGACATGGAACGAGCCTTTAATACTTTGCTAGCACAGGAAGGTGCAAAGGAAGTTGCTAGGCGCATAAACGAGAACTTAACTAAAATTATGGAAGCGGCTGTTATTGCGGCAATTGGTTATAGCGAACAAGCTGGCTCTGCTGTACAGGATGTTCTAATAATACTTGCGCCAAGAGCAACCCGAGAACAGATGCAGTCAATGCAAGAATTATATGACAGCCAGTTTGAATACAATGATTATGAGGAATGATATCTAATGTCACGTTCCGAAAAGTGGCGAACTTTCAGTGCTGACTTTGAGACAACAGTTGAAGAGAATACGAGACAACAGACAGCGACTGAGGTGTGGAGTGCCGCTAGTGTTGAACTGTGGACTGAGGACGTTATGGTTTTCCATTCCATTGGTGAGCTGTATGAGTATTATGTATCACTGAACGAGAACATTGTGGTATACTTCCACAATCTCAAATTTGATGGAAACTTCTGGTTGTCGTATCTACTCTATGACCTCAAATTCAAGCAAGCCTTTGACCCAGCACCAGACCAGAAAGGCGGCAAGTTCAAAAAGAACTGGGAAATGCCTGACAGGTCGTTCAAATACGTTATCTCAGATATGGGCCAATGGTACACTATGACTATCAAAGTGAATGGACACTACATTGAACTTAAAGACAGTCTTAAATTACTTCCATTCAGCCTAAAACAAATCGGTATCAGTTTCAAGACCAAACACCAGAAACTAGATATGGAGTATAAAGGGCACAGATACGCTGGTTGCCCTATCTCTCAAGAAGAACTAAAGTACATTGCAAATGACGTTCTAGTTATTAAAGAAGCACTTGAATTTATGTTCTCAGAGGGCCACAAGAAATTGACAATTGGTTCGTGCTGTTTGGACGAGTTCAAGAAGGGTCACACAGTCGGAGACGATTACAGCACGCTGTTCCCAGACTTGTACAAAATACCACTTGACCCAGAAGTTTATGGTTCTAGCACAGCTGGTGAATGGATTCACAAATCGTACAAAGGTGGCTGGTGTTATCTGGTGAAAGGCAAAGAGTGCAAGGAGTATAGAAATGGTGTTACAGCAGATGTGAACAGTCTGTATCCCTCTGTAATGCACTCTGAATCTGGCTCAGATTATCCTATTGGCAAGCCTAAGTTCATTCATGTTGAAGCAAATGAAGGCGATATCTGGGACGCATACAATTGTCCTATTAAATATGACCCGTTCTGGTTTCAGCCGACAGAAAAGCCTAAAAAGCTGTGGGAATACGGAAAGTTTTATTTCTTCCGCATTAAGACCCGGTTCTATCTAAAACCCGGTAAGTTGCCTTTTGTACAGATTAAAGGCTCTTGGATGTACAAAGGAACAGAAGCACTGGAAAGCTCCGATATTGTTGGCAAAGACGGTATTCCACGTTCCGAATACTATGACATTGACGGTAATTTACATGACACACGAGTTGAGCTTACATTAACACAGACAGATTTCATTCTACTGCGTGAACACTACAATCTAGTTGATTATGAACTACTTGATTACTGTGAGTTTGATTCAACTATTGGCCTGTTTGACGAGTATATTAACAAGTATGCCGCAATCAAAATGACAAGCAAAGGTGCTATGAGACAACTTGCAAAACTATTTCTAAACAACTTATACGGAAAAATGGCATCTAGCATGAACAGCTCTTTCAAAGTTGCATTTGAAAAAGATGATGGTTCTGTTGGATTCTATGAGGTGGATGAAAATGACAAAAAACCCGGATACATTCCAGTTGGTTCAGCTATCACTAGTTATGCCCGCAACTTTACCATTCGTGCGGCTCAACAAAATTATTACGGAAAGGACAAGCCCGGATTTATCTACGCCGACACAGACAGTATACACTGTGACCTGCCGCCTGAGCAGTTAAAAGGAATTAAGGTGCACCCATCAAATTTCTGCTGTTGGAAGCTAGAATCGAGCTGGGATATCGGCTGGTTTGTTCGACAAAAGACGTACATTGAGCACGTTGTAGCCGAGGACTTAGAGCCGATAGAGAACCCTTACTACAATATCAAATGTGCAGGAATGCCAAAAAAGTGCAAAGACCTGTTTGCAGAATCCTTTGACAACAAAGTTGCAGAGGACATTGAGAACGGCATAAATCCAAGAAATGAGGAACAACCGCTATCTGATTCTAAACTTACGCCAGAAGAGATTGCATTTCTCAGTAAAACACGAACATTCAAAGATTTTAAGACAGGTTTAACAGTTCCCGGTAAACTGCTTCCTAGAAGAATAAAAGGCGGTGTGTTGCTGGTTGATACTGATTTTACAATGAGGTGATATAATGACTATTGAAGAATTTTACCAGTCTTGCCAGAACTGTGGGTGGAAAACCGAGTTTGAGCTGTGGAGTTTCTTCACGCTCCTGTATCGTGGGCGGTTTGACTCCATGAAGAACCAGTTCAGAAACCTTCATGTGAGCACGTTTGAGGTTCGTAAAGGCAAAGTAAGAATCCAAGTTAGGGAGTGCGTAAGATGATTACACTAGAGGAACTTTGGTATGCGTGGTGTGACATTGACGAGCACACCGAAGTGCACCTTGCCTTTGACGGTGAGGACGAGTTTGACACATTCAAGTTCAGTGAGCGTGACAAGTGGCGGCGATATGATAAGAGCATTGTTAAAGTATTTGCCGTTATTCAGCCTGATGGGCAGTTCCTTGCTACCAGAGGTGCATTTGACAAAGTTAAGATTATTCTGAAAGGGTGATACTATGATAGAGTTGCATAAAATTTGTGACCATTCCTATGACCAGCGTACAGGCGGCTGTGACTGTGTTAGTTGCAAATACCACATCAAGCACTATCAGCCTGAGCCTAAAGACTGGTTTATCTTCCACAAGGTGACAGCGGTAAACGCTGGTGAGTGCTTACAGCAAGGGGGAACTCAGAATGGGTAATGGGGTTATCCCTGATGCAAAAGGAGCGGCAGAAGAAAAGCTCAAAAAGAAGCACCTGTTAATCCGTATCCCCGGAGAGAACTATGACAGAAAATGTCTGTCTAAAGATTCCCTTATGTATGTTGCCTATTCTCTGAACAGAGAGTATGTGCATCTGCCGGGCATCAACGATGGTGCAATCAAAGTTTCATCTCTTTCCAATGATATGCTGAGGTCTAAAGTTTTCATGTACCATATTGACACCAATAAGACGTTCACAGCAATCATTGCTGGTTCTGGGTTTACACTGTGGTACACCAAAGAAAAGGAGAATAAAAAGTGAGCGAAGTTATCGTGTTTGCAATTGCGGCATCCTACTCTATTTATATCACTGTGTGCAGATACAAGTATAAACTTGACAAGTCGGTGTACATTTGTGATGTACTGTTGATTCTTGCGGCTCTTTTGTCATTGAGGTGGTAATATGGCTTTGCATTATTGCAATATAACTTTGTGTTATTATGATTAACACAATCCATAAATAAAAACAAACCCCTCAAGTCGAACCTAACGGAACGGCAAGAGGGGTTTTCTATATCCTGTCTCTGAGGTGCACCAAAGCGCATTGCAGATACGAAACTACATAGCGGACGGTTCATCGCCGTTGCAAAACCCGCCTGTATCGGTGGTACTGTCTCAGAGGGATAAGTTAATTCGCTACGCTCATGCGACATAAGTGTGCGCATAGCGCAGATTTGTTTTGTTCACTTCGTGAACTTGTCTTAGTAAGACAGCGCTTTCAAGATAACTTCCTTGCATTGCAGATTCTTAAACCGGAAAGCGCCACGGTCGAAGAAATACCGCATCTGGTCTGTGAACATCTTGTACGCATTGAGCATAACATAGTTCACTCTATGGTCGTCTGTTGTGACAGCCAGCTTGAACTTGTAAGTCAAGTCTGGTTTATCATCGCAGTAAATAACACCAGTGTCTGGGAATTCTCTCAGCCCATATTCCTTGTTCATATAGCGGATAGTGCCCAAGTAACGAGAAACACCGGCAGGGCGTTCAATGAATGCAGAGCTGTCGTTCAGGTACACAGCTTGTGTCAAATACACATCGTAGGTGTCACCACTGAACGCACTGTTAAAAGCAGATTCAGCCTGAGCCTTAGAAGCGGCATCGACATATCCCTGTTCCAGCACCCAACCAACGCCATGCAGAAAGTTTACGTTGTCATTCAGCCGTGAGCTGATATTCATTGCAACATAGTAAGGATTCAGTAGGGTAACAGGGTTAGACAGCATATAAACAGGAACATACCGAGATTGAGCGCCCTGTCCACGAGCAACAGAAGTATGGATAGACCGGAACTTCTTTACTTCATCTGCACAGTAATGGTTTGTCTCGCTCTGGAACTCGTCCATGAGCATTCGACTGGTATCTGAGAAAAAATGGGAATACTTCTTAATCTGGTCTGCCGCATTGATACTTACAGCATAGCCACAGGGAACACCGTCAAGAAATAGTTCATGGTAAATGCCAGCGGCCCTGCGCTGAGAGGTCATTGTGTGCCCTTGATAGAACAGAACGCCGATATCTTTAAAGAATTTGTCAGCGCATCCGTCAAGTTCATAGTTGAACCTATACAGTAACATGAACTTCTCTTTGTAGTTGATAAAACGCTTGACGCAATACCGGTTGAACCAAGTAGTCTTACCGCCAGAACGGTTGGTGGTACACATATAAATCTCTGGCTTGTTGCCATTCGTGTCCATCAAAGACAGTAACTTTGTGCCGTCATAGAAGTCTCCCATTTTCTTAGCTCCTTTTTAGGAATCATTCCTATTTGTTCCATGTGGAACATTTTTTCTCTAAAATAATTATATCATACCTACTTCCATTTTTCAACTACCTATGGTATAATAATTATAGAAGCTAGACCGGAAAGGGGGTGAGCTTATGAGTACCGTCTATTCCGTTCCAGTGGAAGTAAAACTTGCTTTGACCTTTATGGCGATTGATGTTTTCACCGGAGTGTTGAAAGCTGTCAAAAACAAAGAGTTGAACTCCACAAAGGCAAGGGAAGGAATTTACAAGAAAGCCAGTTTTATCTTGTTCATTGCGTTCGGCTATCTCGCTGATTATGCTATGGACTATGTGGACATGGGTTTTAATTTACCTGCCGCCGCAACTATCTGCACTCTGATTATCGTCACGGAAGCTATTTCTGTGCTTGAGAATCTGGGTAAAATTAACCCCGACTTGGTTAAACTGGTTGCACCGTTCCTGTCTGCACTGAACAAGAAAGAAGGTGAGAACAATGGTTGACGTTGAGCTACTGCTTTCTGACAACGGCGGGGTTAGAATCTATCCCACCGAATGGCACAACACTATCTACTTTGGCTATCAGAAGAACGCTAACATTTACCGTCTACACATTGTTCGCTCTAAGGTGTGGCAGTTGATTTTTCCGACTGAATCATCTAATGTGATTTATGTGCGTGAGTTCACTAACACCCGCTGGGGTGCTTGGCGGCACATCAATACCAGCGCTTGAGAGGTGATATTATGAAAACTAAATCATATTATGTTTTCGACTACACCCTCAACCCAGATGAACACTTGTCACCTCATTTCAAAGCGCACGAGTTTCGCTGTTCTGACTTATCCCGTGTCATTGTGCTAAACGAAGCACTTCTTGAACTTCTTGAAATTATCCGCAACCACTACAACAAACCCCTTATTATCAACTCAGCATATCGCACAGTAGCTTACAACAGTTCACTTAAAAATTCTAGTCCTAAATCACAGCACATGTTTGGTAATGCCGCAGATATTTATATCTCTGGCGTTTCGCCGCTAAAGTTGTACTCGTGGCTTAATTCTAAATACCCTAATTCGCTTGGACTTGGTATTTATGATTCCTTTGTTCATGTGGATGTAAGAGAGGGAAAGTCACGGTGGGACTACCGAACAACCACTAAATAATTGAAAGGAGCAAATTATGGAGCTTGCCGATTTCAATGCCAAGACACAGGAGCTTATCAAGCACTTGGGAGATAACGCAGACCAAGGCGAAGTAACCAACATCTTGGCAGAACTGACCACTGGTTTTAGCGAAGAGGTTGCCGCAAAAGCGACTGCCCTTCGCAATGTTGATGACCTTACCGCAAAGAATGCGAAGCTGAAAGAGGACAACATGAATCTCTTCCTTCGTGTTACTGTACCGGAAGAACAGCTCAAAAACCCTGTTCGCCCGGAAGAGGACAAAGACCCCATCAACCGTCTGTTTACCAATGGCCGACTTAACCTCAAGGGCTAAACATTTAGAAAGGATAGTGATAAACTATGGCAACTGCTATCGACATTGTGAACGCCGTCATTGAGACCAGTTCCACTCTGAAAGATAACATCCCGCTTGCTACCAATGCCACTCTTCAGGCAACTGGTGGCGCTATCATGCAGTACACTCCCTTTATGAATGAGTTCATCAATGGTCTGGTGAACCGCATTCTGTTTCAGGAAGCGCACAACATGACCTATGACAACCCCCTTCGTATTTTCAAAGGTGTCGATATCCCCTACGGCACTGACGTGCAGGACAGCATTGCGAACCCCGCTGTTGCTACTCCCTACGACAGCTCTGCAATGAGTGACGTTCTGTCTCCTGCTTCTCCTGATGTTAAGACCGTGTACTACCGCCGCAACCGGCAGGACAAGTACAAGGTTACTATCTATGATGCCGTTCTGGCTGGTGCTTTCACCAACGCCGATACCTTCAACAACTTCGTCTCGATGATTTTGAACACCCTGACCAGCGGTGACAACATCGACGAGTTCAGGCTGATGCAAGGCGTTGTTGGTCAGGCTATCAACGATGGCAACATCAACAAAACCTCTCTGGCCGCTGGTGCTGACCACCGGGCCTTTGCTGAAACCCTTGTCACCGACCTGCGTGCAAAGTACCTTCAGTTCCAGTTCCCCTCTACCAAGTACAACTGCTATCAGAAGATGGCTACCGCTCAGGGTATTGCAAATGCAACCCCCCTGACTACTTGGACTTCTCCCGACCGTATCAGCGTTCTTGTTCGTGCTGACGTTGCCGCCTTTACTGACGTTGAGGTTCTGGCAAAGGCATTCAACATGAGCAAGGCTGAGTTCCTTGGCCGTCAGGTGATGGTTGACAGCTTTGGTGATACCGGTGATGCCGCTAAGACGCTGGCAATCATCGCAGACAACACCTTCCTGCGTACCCATGACAACCGCTTCCAGATGGCCGAAACCCCGTACAATGCAAGCACTCTGAGCCGCACCTACTTCCTGCATCACTGGGAGACTATGGCTTGCAGTCCGTTTGCTAATGCGTGGGCATTCACTGAAGAGTAATCTTCATAACGTAACTGCTCCATAATTTTCTCTCTTACGGTAGCTGGTTGAGCTTTAGACCAGCGAGGGCGGGACAGGGGCAAGAGAGGCACAAATTATGTTTACACCAACAACCGCTTTAAGGCTACTCGACACTCCGCTCGAGAGTGATTACAGAAACACGCTGTGGTTTCCTAACCGAGAAGCACAAACTGCCTATTTCTTAGGTAAAACAGTTAAAACCTACGAGAACTTCCAGTACATTAAAAAGAATAACACTATTGTTGTGGACGGCGAAGTGGACTTGCTGTATAACTGCAACTACATCATGTACCAGAACAACAACTTTACCAATAAATGGTTCTATGCCTTCATTGATAGAATCGAGTGGGCGAGCAACAGTTCCGTCAGACTATACGTCAGCACAGACGTTATCCAGACTTGGTTCTTCGATATCACATACTATGACAGCTATGTTGATAGATGCCACAGTGATACTGACGTTGCTGGTGACAATATCGTGCCAGAGGATTTCAGCGTTGGCAATCCGGGTGGCTATCAGGTGGCTGGTTCGACTGACCTTGCACCAGATGGCATTGCGCTGTTTGCCACTTCCACTTATGCAGGAGAATCCAGAACTGGTTCTGTGAACTCTGGCATTTACTCAGGTGGGCAGAACCTTGTTGACTTCCACATTGATAATCCCGGTGTCGGCTCTATTCTTGACAGCTACGTTAAGAACGGCACAGCAACAGCGGTTATCAAATTACAACAGTACCCTTACAAGCTCAAGAACGGCCCTATGACTGTTTCCTTCTCTAAGTATCCCAGTTCTATTTCTGGCTATACACCAAAAAACAATAAAATGCTCTCGTCTGCGTTCGTTACTTGTTTTATGAGTATGTACGGACAGGAGACTGATTTCAACCCCGTGTTCATCACCGACAGCAAAGTTAATATTAAAGTTTCAGCTGACCAGACAAGCGGAACTATCAGCGCATTCGTTGAGAATTACAGCGATGGCTCTATTTCTACAATCTCTATGTTTGCTTCCATTCCAGAAAGTGGATGGAGCTACAACCAGTACAAAAACGATTACAATTTGCACAGTGGAAGTAATGCTATATACATTGAACGGCAAAAGAATGTACGAGTAGGAAACACTGCACAAGCTGTTGTTGGTTCAGTTGGTTCAATCGCTGGACTTGCTGGAAGCGTCATTGATACTATGAACCCTATCACAGCAGTAACCGGCAGAGTTAATCAATCCATCCAGAATGTAACTAGCAATGCCAGTAATGTAATATCAAATGCGACCAAAGCCGCTATTCAGTTTTCGGGCATTGACGAGATTACACAAGACCTTGCCGCTATCTCTGAAAACTACAATGCGCCTGCTACTGGTGGCATGAGTGCTTCTAATGGCTACATTGCTACTGGCAAAACAGTCTTTTCCTACGGATATAAAGTTCTCCCCAGAGACATTGTTGAACGTTGTGACAAGTTCCTCACCGTCTATGGCTACAAACAGAGCGAATACAGAGCAATCAACCTTCATGCAAGAGCAAGCTGGACTTACATCAAAACAAATGGCTTGAATGCCAGCGGTAACTTCCCAGACGATGATATGAACATTATCAAACGGGCATTCAACAACGGCATATTCTTCTGGGTTTACACAGCAACATACGGAAACTTTGGACAAAACAATGCTATTGTGTAAGGTGGTGATTATATGGCAAACTCAGCGGCAGAAACGCTAAAAGAATTCAAAACTGCGTCAACTGCAAGTAATGCTGTTTACGCCACCTTAAAAGTTCAGTATACCGGTTCTTGGATGGACGATATTCAGCAGATTTCAACAATGTGCGGTGTACCTGTCCAAACGCTATTACAGCTGAACCCTTGGCTGACTTCCAATAACTTTGTTGCCAATAACCACGACTATATAACAATCAAAGTGACTGCTGGTTCGCCCGGAACTGGTGGCAGTAATGCACAAAATAATGTTACTGGTTTTTACAGCACCAATGAGTGGTTTCATCCGCTAGGTGTTGGACTGTGGTATTGCAGTCAGGGATATAGCCAAAAACACACTGCACTTGACCTAACAACAGGAACCGCTGGTCAGATTACAGGAAAACCAATTTACGCAGTTAAAGCTGGCACAGTTGTACAAAGCTACTCTTCTACGTCTTGGGGCTACACGGTTCTTATCAGACACGATGATACAAAAGACGCAGACGGAAACTGTTACTATACACGTTATGCCCACATGGAAAAACTTGGCCCATCTGTCGGAACAAAAGTTTCTCAAGGCGACCAAGTAGGCACTTGTGGCAACACTGGTAAATCTACTGGCGCTCACCTTCACTTCCAGATTTACTTTACTTCTGCAACTCGCACAGACTACACTAACTTTGATGGTGGCAAAGTGAGCCACACTTTTAGTGTAAATCCTAATGATATAAAAGACTTTCCCGGCATTCCTTATACAGACAACCATTACAGCCAAGTTGAAATGCACAAAAGCCCTTACATTACTGATGCTGATATCAAAGTAATACAGGGTGCGGCATCTGAGGACGGTACTGTCACTGAATCTCAGTTTAATGAAACTGTTAATGGAATCGCTGACAGAATCATTACAGCAAAGAACGTTGACCCTTCCAGTGAGTTGGCAAAACTTATTAAAGACTACGTTAAAGCGCAGTTGGACGGCATCAAAACAAATGCCGCTGGCTATGCTACTGACATTCTCACTACTGGTGATTTCAGCGGAGTTCTTAACAAGTTCTGCTCTGACGTTGTAAACAATTCCATCTGGTATGTTGAGAACAAAATCAACAACCTGCTTCAATATGCTATATCCGTTGGACAACAAGCCGCACAGAACGAAATTAACCAAGCAAAATCACAGCTAAAAGACTGGATTGTAGACGTTACTAAGATTGACCGCAACTCTGAACTAGGTATACACACTCTGAATCTCCTTGATTCTTATGTTGACACTATTGTTGCAGACGGCTGGCAAGCTGTTACTACTGCACTTACAACAGGTGATGTTAAACTAGCCGCTGGTCAATTCTTGGAAGTCACCAAAAGACAATCAATCGACTATGTTTGTGAACTTGGTTCTCACGCATTAGCAAATGCAATTACTTCCTATATTGGTTCTCATTCACAGAGCACAGCACTTAACCAGATTGCCGCAGACTTAGTGCCCGGTATCATCAACACTATGTGCCAGTCGATTGGTGGTGTTATGAAAGGCGATATCTCTCTTGAGCAAGCGGCTAAAAACGTGCTGGTTCAGGTTGTATCCACAGTCGCCGCAACAGTTGTTCAAAAATATCTGGTTCCAGTCGTATCTAACTGGGTTGTTACTGGTTTAACTAATCTTGCAATTAATATCGCTGGTTCACAGATAGGTGGGCAAATAGGTGCTGTTATTGCTGGCCCTGTCGGCTATGTTGTCGGCGCTCTCGCCACTGCTGGTGTTAGCTGGCTTATCAACTCTATATTCGGTTAAGAGGTGATTCAAATGTACAATTACGATAACGAACTCGCAGACAAAGAAGCATCCCATGCCGCTTACGCTGACTACTACTATCGCCTTAAATCTCTGGCTTGCACAATGTTTAAGTGGGAAGGACTACCCGACAGTGTGAATGAACGATATCTTGAATATTGCCTGTTCACCTACGGTAAAGCTGTTTTCTTCAACCATGCAACCCGTGGCTATATGTGCCTGAATGGTGCACTTCGTGGAATCAACTTTTACAATGAGCCTATGTATATCAGACCTATCAGCCCTGTGGAAACGTTCCCCGAATACGACATGAAGGACTGTGTACTTATCAGAAACACCCCCGATATGTACCCAACTTTCCTTACTACTATACGTTACACACGGGACTTGTACGATATCGACCAGACTATCAAAGTCAACATCGGCGCTCAGAAAACTCCTGTCCTGATTCTTACTGACACCAAGCAGAAACAGACCGCACAGGCTGTATATCAAAAGTACACTGGCAACACTCCTGTTATCTACGGCATGAAAGGCACGTTTGACCCGAACAGTTTCATGGTTCTCCGCACAGATGCACCGTTCGTTGCTGGTCAGTTACAGGATATCAAGATTACGAAGTACAATGAGTACCTGTCTTTCCTTGGTATCGGCATGGCAGACTTCAAACGTGAACGGCGAGTAACTGACGAGGTTGAACAGTTTGACCAGCAAGCAAATGCTCTGGCTTACATTGGCCTGTCCCAACGTAAACACGCTTGCAAACTTATCAATGATATGTTTGGCCTGAACGTTTCTGTTCATCTGGCAAATCAGCCGTATATCACTGACGGTAACAAGTACAGCAAAAATGCTTCTACTATCTCCTATGTAAAAGCCCGTGCTGGTGGTGATAATGGGGGTGAGGAATAATGGCAACGTATACCATTGAACTGGGCAAACTGCTTACTCTCGATGGGTTCGACATTGGCATGAAAGATTACCCTCTTCCGTCTTTTCTCCGTTCTGCTGGTGATATGCAGGCATGGAGAGAAGCGCTTAACCAGAAAATCATTAACCACTACTATTTCAACGAGATTTGCTGTCTCCCGCCTGAGAGATTCAGATTCTTCCTGAACAACACTCTTAATGAGAAAATGCCTTACTTCAATATGCTATATGATGCTATGGCCGAGAAGTGGCAGTTCTACACTGGCGGCACTCTCACTGAGGTTGTCAAAGCTGACGGCACTAGTTCGGATAACGGTACGAAAACTGGTACTGATGTACTTGCTAGGTCTGGTATTGATACCACTGTCAATAGCAGTACCCAAAACAATTCTCATAACGATTACACCCTCAATGTTAATTCTGACACTCCTGCTCAGATGCTCAACATCGAGAGTGATATCGCAAATAACACCTACGCTTCCTCTGCTAACAAAAATAAAAATAACGGCACTAACACAGGTAACAGTAACAGCACAGATACCACCACTTATAACAGCAAAGAAACAACCACACTCGATGAACACACCACAGCAGACAGACAGCACAATGACAACCGGAACAGAACCGTGTCTGGATTGAACAACAAATCCTATGCAGAACTGTTCAAAGAATACTCTGAATCTGTACGCAATCTGGATTTAGAGGTTATCGACAGTTTGAAAGATTGCTTCATGGGAATTTTGTAAAGGAGTAAAACTATGGTCAACTTCATTCAGTCTGCTGACAGCAAAATCAAAATCAATGAAGATGTTTCCTACCTGCTGAACGATGCCCTGCACGTCAATGCTGTGTTCACGGCTACCGGTGCTGTCGAAGCAAACAACCCTGTCCTGCGTGTAAACCTGCCCAATGTTGGCGCACACGCAGAAATTAACTGGTACAACACCAGCTCTGACTTTGCTCCCACTGCCGCCGCAACCGTTAAGAACACCACCAGCTCTGTGGATGGCCTGCACAACATCACTATCCAGCTGGGTGCGGCTACTGTTGCTGAGCAGGAGTACCACATTGAGGGCTGGATTGAACTGCCCTGAAAGGGGTGATATTTATGAATTTAGTCTCGTTGGCTAAATTCCTGAGCGCCCTGCTTCAGTGGGTGCTCAACTACTTCCATCTGTAAAGGGGGTGTCACTATGCCGCTTACTACTCTTACTCCGTTGCCCTTCCTTCCTATTCCGGGCAAGTTTGACCTGAACACTTTCCTTCCGGGTTCTAGTGACTATGAGATTCTGGCACGAGTTGTGGAAACCTACAACAGTGCTGTGAAACAGTTCAATGAAATTATCGAGTTTTATAGTGACTACGATGCTAAGATTGAACAGCTGGAAACCAGTTTTCAGAACAAGCTGGATGCTTTTGAAATACAGGTAAACAACGAGAATGAACAGTTCAAATCTGATATCACTACACAGCAGAACAACTATCAGAAAAACATTGATGAAAAAATTGCACAGCTCGACAAAACCGTTCAAAAGTGCTATACTGAGATTGGGAAGCTAATTAACGGTGAGTATATCGAGACTTATGTACAGGCTCTTGCAACGTGGATTGACAACAACTTGCAGGTAATGGTTTCCAAGATTGTGAAATACGTCTGGTTTGAAATCAACGAGGACGGCTATTTCATTGCTTGGATTCCTGATACTTGGGACTTCATTGACTTTGACACAGAAATGAACCCCGATTCTGAGGACTATGGCAAACTTGCTTTGCTCTGGGAACCGGAAGTTGTACAGTAACTTTGACGTGTGATAGGCACTCTTCAATCCTATCGGGAGGGTGAACCGGGTGTTCTGGTTCAATGGGCGGACAGTTTATTTAATGAAAGGGGTTTCTAATATGGCTATTAAGAAGTATATTGGTGCTCGTTATGCTCCTCAGTTCATGGGCGCTTGGGATAAGGCCAGCGAATATGCCGCTCTGAGTGTGGTTTATACCAATGACCAGAGCTATGTCAGTCGCAAGACTGTTCCTGCAAACACTGAGATTACCAATACTGAGTTCTGGATTAAAAGCGCAGACTGGAATGCTCAGGTGATGCAGTACAACCAGAATGTTGAGCAGTATCAGGCCAACGTGGAACGGTACAATCAGAACGTGGAGACGTACAACGCTAACGTTGACAATTTCTTTGACGCTACTATCCATGCATATAACACCAAAGAGGAAATGGTCAACGACACAACCATTCAGCTTAACTACACGCTAATTACCTGCGGCGCTACTGCTGTGGGTGACGGCGGCGGTAGTTTGTACAAAGTTGCCAGTTCTACTAGTGCAACCGCCGTGGCGCTCAAAAATGGGCTTTTCGCTGTGCCGTTTGATTTCACTCTGGAGAGCGATGTTGGGCAGTATATTGGTGTATCTGATACCACAGCTGTTCCCGTTAAGCCCATCTCTACCTTTTCGGTAACTAGTCCATCCAAAAAGAACGTCAACATTCAGATTCCTTCTAACGCTCTTAACCAAACATATGTAATTCATGTCTATTCTCAACTCGACTATCACATAAACATTACAAGTGACGATTCCAGCATTACACCCATAACCGAAGATGTTGACAAGCACACTAACATTATCATTGTCACCCTAGCAACTGCTTTTCTTACTGGTAAAAAGTTTTGGGTCATCTATGGCTCTACTGATGGCGCATTTGAAGCTATCAAACTTACCAGCAACTATTCTGATATCACGCATGGCACTATCGGTGCTTTTGAAATTGCATCTGATTTGTCATTCACAACCAACTCCAACGCCGACGAAGGTAAAATCTTCCTTATTACCAATACAGACACTAATGAGCACACAATTCATTTCTTCACTAAAAAACTTGCTTCCCTTGGCCAAATAAAACAAGATGTGTCTGTGTTGGCGAACACTACATACCTGTTTTACATTAAAACCAATGCTGGCGATGGCGAACCCGGCTCTGTCCCTATTGTTAAGTACATTAGCATGACTAATGCCTAAAATATATAATGCAGAGAGATTTATGCTCTCTGCATTTTTATTTATGACAATATATGTAACAAAATTAAAACAATGTAGTGATACAGCCGTGAGTACAAAACTTTTTTCCTTGTATTCGTAACG